AGGCACAGGATTTGGCACAGGATTTGGCACAGGATTTGGCACAGGATTTGGCACAGGATTAGGTATGGGATTAGGGTTTGTAATTGCGATAGGACTGGGAGGCGGATTTGTGGGTTCACCTGGATCGTCTGGATTTGTTCTTCCAGTCATTAGATTTACCACAATTGGCAAAGTTGCCGCTGCAAGATTTGGACGAATACCTCCTCTTGGTTGTTGGCCTGTGTAGGGTATTGCCGGCTGTGACATCTCTAGTCTCCAACTACAGTTTTTCTGATTCTTGCGAACCTGATAAACAAAACAAGCTCAGATATGGGCCTAAGATATCGGCCTAAGATATCGACCTAAGATATCGGCCTAAGATATCGGCCTAAGATATCGGCCTAAATCTATGGACTTCTTACTTGTATATACAAATGACCACGCCAGGCCCTCTTGAACGACGTTCCACGACGGTCAAGAACCGTATCCAGTGTAAACAGGACCATGTCGTCACGTGGCTCCAGGAATTTTACACAGTGCCGGGACATCTGGAAAAACTTCTTCCCATCGTAACAGGCACTTCGCCTATCAGTTTGCGACTCGTTGATTACTTTGTTACAAATTATGCAAAGAAGATGAACACTTCTTTTACATCAGGAGGACGTCATTTCCTTGTGTATTTTCATTACAAGCGAGAATTAAATGCGTATAGCAAACGACTCTTTGATCCCTTTTGCCGTCGTGAACGCATTATGTTTCAAGCACGAGGTGTCGAACCCTTCGTGACAACAGTTGGCCAACTAAATTTCTTTCGATGGTTTCTGGAGAAGAATATCCTTGAGTACGTGCTAGAACACAGAGACACTATTGAGACAGATATGAATAAAACTCTAAAAGAACATTATTCAAGATCTACATCGGAGGCATCGACGCCTGTGAGTAGCGGATCCAACAGTGTGAGTGAGACCAGTTCTGGAAGTGGACGAAAGAAGCGCTGCGAATTAACGGCCTCGGCTATGAAGAAGGTGAATATCCACGAGTGCGATGTGATTGTGTCCTTCTATTAGACTTGCCCTTCTAGGATGTTGCTCGCCAATTATCTTGTTTCGGTCGCAACAGTTCATACGCCTCCAAGGACTGTGCGTCAGACGCCGCCATTTGAGGCAACCAGCGATCTGTAAATTGCCGTTGCGTTAAACTGCGATCTGCATCATTGGCTCGTTCTCGGTTGTCTTCCACCACAGACCCGCGAAATTCGCGCATGATGTTTCGCGCATCATCGCCTGCTGCATCCAACCGTTGTAAATACGGTGTCTGCGAAAATGTTGCTGGTGGTGCTGTTATGGGACCAGGGGGTGGTGCAATTCCATTTAATGATGTCGATCCTCTTACAGGATCAGGTATGTATTGTTGTTGTATTCGATAGGTTACCGTATTTGTACGAGAAGCTATGGGATTCATATCCATGTGAATGGGTGCATTCTTGGTCTGCAGACCTTCGCTGCTGACCTGTGTGGGCGGTGTGGCGTGAAACTGATCCCATGCTCTTGAATTAATCGCGTCACGGGACACAAACTCTCGTCGAATACGTAAGCCTGAAATACCGGGAGCCATAATCGTTGGATCTGGCAGTGGCGATGGATTCCATTGTCGATCCCTTGTGATGGCGTCCCAACGTTGCTGCGATGGATCCATATCCCTACCGAAGGGGTCTTTTTCATTCTTTCTTCTATACGCAGGTCTAAACGAAAGAGCAAGGAATATATATAAGATGTTCAAAGTAAAGAGTACTCGACGCAATCCAAAGCGCAGCGGAAGCCCTCTTCGCATAGAATCTGTTGCACCATCGACAACAACAGCAGCAACAGCAACAACCGCAGCAACAATAACAGCACCAGATCCAACAAGCAAACCAACAGATCCTTCTAGCAAACCCACCCTCACAAACACGCTGGATTTCTTTCAAGCCGAGTCCACCGCCACCTCTCTTGCGAAACCTTGGCTCAGATTAGAACGAGGACTTCGTCTTCAAAAATTTCGAAGTTATGCAGAATCGTATCCTGGATTGACCACGGACGAACAGAAAGACTTGTACAACTTCTTATTGAAAGCCAACGATAATAAACAACTCAACACCAAACAACAGGTCGCCTACGAAAATGGCTCCATTCAAAGCATTCGAGGTCTAAAAGTTATTCGCACTGGTGATATTAAGGTGCCGGCTGTTTTCAAAATTGAAGCCGCTCGACTCACAAAGAAACATCAAGATGATTCATGAGCAATTAAATTCGCATGAAGGAACAGACATGGTCTATTCCGATTGCGCCGCCTGGTTCCATGACTGGGTAAAAGCCTATCCTCCCATTTTAGAAGACGACTGGGATCTTAGCACCTGGATGGACGATGAAATGACCCACGCCGTTGACATTTTGGTGAAACAAGGCTTTCGAAGCATACGAGGTCAAAGTGATGCTGTGAGTATTCTTCGTGCGTTTATTTACGAATTCTATCTCTTTGAAAAAGAACGTGCCATTCGATCCCTTGTTCCACTGCCAGCCGCTGTTGAACGCATTCTTGCTCTCCCACAAACAGATCAGAAATCAAAATCATGGTATCGAGAAAGTCGCGAACTTTTAACGGGTCACGAATTTGGTACTGTGGTGTATGGCTCTCCTAATGCTCGGAGGGGCGTTATCATGAAGAAATGCGCAGAAGTCGCGGTCGATGAAACTGTAGACATTATGAGTTCAACTGTCTTTTGTTCTAACGCAGAAGGGTCTTTGAGTGCGTTCAAATGGGGTTGGCGGTATGAACCTGTGGTTCGCACGCTATATGAACAATGTGTTGCAGGAGGATCTGTCAATGGCGATATTGGTCGAGTCCGTCATCCAACCCTTCCCCGTCTTGCAGCGAGTCCAGACGGTCTTATTCTTAGTGGAACAAAACAAGGTCGACTTCTTGAAATCAAGTGTCCTATCACACGTGAATTGAATGGAGAAGTTCCCATGGAGTACTGGTGTCAAATGCAATTACAAGCCGAAGTATGTAATGTAGATGCAGTTGAATACGTGGAAGCAAGGCTTTCCTCCCTTCCCTATGAACGAGCCAATGAATTGACTCCTGCTGTCTTAGCGAAGGCGAAACAACCATGGATGGGCGTGGTTGCTGTTATATCACCCACCTTATTTGGCCCCACTCACGAATACCAATATGCGTACAGTCCGCTTTTCCCTACATCGGATCTGGAGGCTCTTCTTGCTTGGACACCGGATGTAGGATATGAAGGACGCCTTGTTGAACGTAGCATTTGGTGGGTAGGAGACTGGTTCACGACCACCGTTTTACGAAATCGGCGGTGGTGGGCTTGTGTAGGTCAACCTGCTTATGAATCCTTTTGGAAGGATGTGGATAAGGCGCGTGAAGGAGGGACCTTTGTTTCAAATCATCAGTTTGTAGATGATGATGGCAATGCGCTTGTTTTGACTGTGCCTTCAACTGCCGAATAAGGCGGAAATCGTCCATAATTTTCACGATAAAATAATCGTTGTGGGTTTGAACACCATTTTCTGTAGGCTCGTCTAGACCGCCACTGGCGTTGGAAACGAATCAAACGGTGCGTTAAATTGACCCGGTCTGGGTAAAATCGCTCAATGCGAAATTTATGAAGTTCTGGAATGTTTAAACATGACAAGCCTCTTGCATACACTGTCATGTGTTCTGTGTAGTACCGAACCAAAAAATACACAGGATTGTTCATTCCTGCTTCTTATGCACATTGCGTGGAAGGAGGAAACGCAAGACCTGTAGGAGGTGTTGTTTGAACTGCATCCGCTGGCAAATAAAAGGTGCCAATTAACTCGTGATTGGGAGCCGAGCAAGAATCGGGGTGATCCCGTTTGTAATTGTTCGTGCGCTGAAGATAGTTATGAACGGGTTTGAGAGCCTCACTTGCGTCTTGACCCAAACAGATCTGTGAGGTGATTCCTCCAAACCGAGCCCTCGCTTGTTCTGTATCCATGGGCGGAAGGGACAACGCGAGATACGAAGCGGAGGAGGATCCGGGACTCAAAACGGTGGTATCACTATGACCTGTCGGTGTTTGCGTTTCCAAAAAGGGTGTGCGAGGTATTTCCTTCCAGAGTTCAAAGCCCTCTTTACTCGATATAATCAGGATTTTTATAAGTTGTAAGAAGACATAGATGGCAATCACATAATATATAACTTTCATCAGTGTGGGTATTAACGACTTGATAGACATACTCTATTTAGTTGTTATTAAAAAATTTAGTTCCTGCGAGAATTGCGACGATTTTTGCGATTGTTTTTGCGTGTACCTTTGCGGTTATTGCGTCGCTTTCTACTAGAATTCGCTGGTTTCTTAGCATAATCTAAAGCAGTAGGAACTACTGAATCAAAAAATTCACGCGAATCTCTGTAAGATTTGTTGTTATTTCCACTCATGCTTTCATACAAAACCCCAATTCGAGTACGAAATGCCTTTTGTTGTGGAGGACTTAGGTTTTCAATTACACTCTGAATCGCCGCTTCCCGTTCAGCAGGACTCATGTAGTCAGTCCGGGAATAAGCATTTTTCGCACCGTTCATATTATACTTGGGTGTATGATTTTTCTAACGCATCGACTTGGCACAAAAATTGAGATCGCGTTTCAGCCATTCGGAAATCAACATCAATATGCAGAACATGCAAGTCTTAAAACGTGATGGGCGCAAGGAGGACGTGGCCTTTGAGAAGGTACAAGAACGTATTACAAAGAGCTCGGCTGGCCTCAATGTGAATCCCGTCAAGGTGGCCCAAAAGGTGTTGGCGAGTATCATCGACGGTATTTCCACCACAGAATTGGATGCAATGACGGCTCATGTTGCGTATTCCTGGTCCACCCTACATCCCGACTATGGCACTCTCGCCTCCCGTATTGCAATTAGTAATCATCAAAAGAACACGCCAGCGACGATGCTGGAGGTCGTCAAAGTGCTTGACGGGGTAAAGGATCGAAATGGAAACCCGGCATCGCTCCTTCATCCGGACTTTGTTGCAGTTGTAACAGCAAATGCAGCGGAAATTGAATCTCGCATTCAGTATGAGCGTGATTTCTTATTGGACTACTTTGGATTCAAGACCTTGGAAAAAGCGTACTTGTTGCGTGATACAAATCGTAACGTTGTCGAACGGCCCCAACATCTCTGGATGCGAGTTGCATTGGGACTCTACCCGAAGGATCTCCCCAAGGCGTTTGAAACTTACGAGTTGGAAAGCCGAAAATATTACACGCATGCGACGCCCACGCTCTTTAATGCCGGTACGAAGAGACCCCAACTGTCCTCCTGTTTCTTGTCCGTCATTAAGAGTGATAGCATTGACGGAATTTATGATACACTCACAGACGTCGCAAAAATAAGCCAATATGGTGGCGGGATTGGTCTTAGCATCTCTAACATTCGCGCAGAGGGATCCTTAATCAAGGGCACGGGGGGTGTAAGCAATGGTATTGTGCCAATGATGCGTGTTTACAATAATACGGCTCGATATGTCGATCAGTGTTTTGATGCTGAGACGTTGATTCATACTGCGGAAGGGCTAAAGCGCATTGTGGACATTGGACCCGGCGATATGGTGTTGACTAGTGGTTCCTCGGAGGAAGTGGAGGTCGATGGAAAACATGCCACAGGACCGTTGAAGCCCCGTTTCTGTGCAGTTCGTCGCCGTGTCGTACATTCCTATGAGGGTCGTCTTTTCCGTGTCTGTGTGAGACACAGAGGTCTTGTATCCATCACCTCTGTAACGCCCCAGCACCCTGTTCTCTCTGTCAAGTCAGGTCCTACATCCGTCCTCCATGCAGAACGACGTGTTGAATTAGGTCTTGTAAAGCCAGATTACCATGCGTTGGAAGACCTAAAAGTAGGAGATTCTATCGTCACAGTCTTGACGGATGGACCTATGACCCCGTCATATGGTCTGATCACGGAAATCTTTGAATCTCAGTTCAAGGGCGAATTATATGATTTGGAAGTGGATGATGTTCATGATTACCTTGTTCATGGGTTCGGCATTGCTCATAACGGGGGCGGAAAGCGCAACGGTTCCTTTGCCATGTACTTGGAGCCTTGGCACGCCGATGTGGAGAAGTTCTTAGATATGAAGAAGAACACGGGAGCGGAGGAGGAACGGGCGCGTGACCTATTCTATGCGCTATGGATTCCTGATTTGTTTATGGAACGTGTCGATGCCGGCGGTGATTGGACCTTGTTCTGTCCCAACGAGGCACCAGGACTCGCCGATGTGGTGGGTGCAGACTTCAAAGCGCTGTATGAACGATACGAAAAGGAGGGACGAGGACGCAAGGTTGTAAAGGCACAGAAACTTTGGTTTCAAATCCTCGATTCACAAATTGAGACAGGAACGCCCTACTTGCTGTACAAGGATGCAGCCAATCTCAAGAGCAACCAACAGAATCTAGGGGTCATCAAGTCTTCCAATCTATGTACGGAAATCATCGAGTATTCGGCCCCCGATGAAATTGCTGTATGTAATCTCGCTTCTATGAGTCTTCCGGCCTTTATCAAAGAGGGGGCGTTTGACTTTGAAGAGTTTCGTAAGGTTGTGAAGATCGTCGTTCGCAACCTGAACCGTGTGATTGATGTCAATTACTATCCTGTACCAGAGGCGGAGAAGTCTAACAAACGCCATCGACCGGTGGGTCTGGGAATCCAAGGACTCGCCGATGTCTTTGCAATGTTAGGAATGGCGTGGGAATCCCCAGAGGCCGCTGTTCTGAACAAACGAATTGCTGCTCATATGTACTATGCTGCGCTAGAGTCTAGTTGTGACTTGGCTGCTGTAGAAGGACCCTATGAAACGTATGCAGGAAGTCCTATGAGCAAGGGGGCGTTCCAATTCGATTTGTGGAAGACGAAACCCTTGGTAGAAGATGGGTTGGACTGGGATACATTGGGATACTATGTTAGTCGCATTGGTGTCCGAAATTCACTCCTCATCGCACCGATGCCTACCGCCAGCACCAGTCAAATCCTCGGTAATTGCGAGTGTATGGAACCCTACGCCACGCACATATTTACCCGTCGTACGCTTGCCGGTGAATTCATTGTGGTCAACAAACACCTCGTCAACGCCCTCCTTGCCAGAGGACTCTGGTCGCCTGCAATAAAGGACTTGATCGTAGCCAATAACGGATCAGTACAGGGAATTGCGGAAATTCCGAAAGACATACAGGCACTCTTTAAAACCGTATGGGAAATCAAACAGAAGGTCTTGATTGATATGGCGGCTGATCGCGGTCCCTACATCTGTCAGTCACAATCGCTCAATTTGTTTATGGCAGATCCTGATTATCGCAAGTTGACCTCCATGCATTTCTATGCGTGGCGTAAGGGACTCAAGACGGGTATTTATTACCTGAGAACAAAGGCTGCTGCGTCTGCTCAGAAGTTCACGGTCGAACCGGCGACCTTAACAAATGTGGTGACTGTGAAAGAAGAACCAAAGGAGGAAAAGGAGTGTTTGATGTGCTCATCCTAAGGTTTTGTATTGCGTACATTTTTGTGGTTTTTACTTTTCAATTGAAGTAAGTAGAAGGAATGTCACAGGGTCAGATTTCACTAAGTTCATTTAGCATTAGTACTGCATCGATTGTATTTGATCAACCGATTGTGACTAGCAAGGTCTATGTTACGGGTAATGGAAGAACCTTGCTCATTACACCCGAGGTTGTCTTTGGATACACTGGTAACACAGGTTCCACAGGTGCAACAGGTCCAATTGGCCCACGTGGATATCAGGGAATTGGTGTACAAGGTCCTACAGGATATACAGGATCTTCAATAACAGGACCCACCGGTGCAGCTGGAAGCAATTCTACCGAAACAGGTCCGACTGGGTATACAGGTGCTGTAGGAACGGGACCGACAGGTCCTACAGGTGAAAACTCGACTGTGACAGGTCCTACAGGATACACAGGACCTTTGGGGACAGGGCCCACCGGTGCTGCTGGAAGTAATTCAACTGTGACGGGTCCTACAGGGTATACAGGCGCTGTAGGAACAGGACCGACAGGTGCGACTGGAAGTAATTCTACTGTGACGGGCCCCACGGGGTATACGGGCGCTGCAGGAACAGGACCTACAGGTGCGACTGGAAGTAATTCGACTGTGACGGGCCCCACGGGGTATACGGGCGCTGCAGGAACAGGACCTACAGGTGCAACAGGTCTTGCTGGGACGGGTTCAACAGGTGCTACTGGTCCCACTGGTGTTACAGCCACGGGGGCTACAGGTCCTACAGGTCTTGCCGGGACGGGTTCAACAGGGGCTACAGGTCCTACAGGTCTTGCTGGAACGGGTTCAACAGGTGCTACTGGTCCCACCGGTGTTACAGCTACGGGCGCCACTGGACCTACAGGTCTTGCTGGAACGGGTTCAACAGGCGCTACTGGTCCCACTGGTCTTACAGCTACGGGGGCTACAGGTCCTACAGGAGTTGCTGGTACAGGTGTCACGGGTCCTACCGGACTTGCTGGCACAGGTAACACGGGTCCGACAGGTCCTACAGGAGTTGCTGGTACAGGTGTCACGGGTCCTACCGGACTTGCTGGCACAGGTAACACGGGTGCAACGGGTCCGACAGGTCCTACAGGAGTTGCTGGTACAGGTGTCACGGGTCCTACCGGACTTGCTGGCACAGGTGACACGGGTGCAACGGGTCCCACAGGTCCAACGGGTGTTAGTGAGACTGGTGCAACGGGTCCCACTGGAGCGAATGGTTCCTATGTTATCTTTTCGCCTCTTACAGCCGATTGTGTAGGTGCGACTGGAACACAATTGATGGAAGTAAATTTGGCTGGACAAGCACAATATGTATCTGTTGGTGCAGAATTGTATGTAGCTAGTTTTGCCGCGGTAGCACCTTGGAGCCCTGCTCCAACTGTATATCAAACAGCAGATGTTGTGACGGACATCAGTGGGGCTCAAGGACCTGCTGGGTATTATAGTTTGATAGCAGGTCCAGGAAATTCAGGAAGTAGTCCTTCGAATGACAATGTTCGTTGGTATCATGTGTTGCAATGGACTGTTGGTTCAGTCTATGACCAACCGAATGTCGCCATATCCAACGGAAGTTTCTATAGATTTATTGGAACAAACGGCACAAATACAGCCACGGCACCCCCGTATAATCCGGGTCAGTGGACACTCCTTCTTGCCTCCGCTGCGGGATATGTAACAGTTACGGATTTTGACATATCCGGTTTTATGGTATCGTGGGTCACAACCAATCTTGTCACTCCTGTATGTTGGACAACAAGTACAAATGTTACTTTAGCAGGACCCATGGGTGCAGTTGGAGTCACAGGTCCTACAGGAGCAGATTCTACTGTAACGGGTCCTACAGGAGCAGATTCTACTGTAACGGGTCCCACGGGAGCAGATTCTACTGTAACGGGTCCCACAGGAGAAACAGGTCCCACAGGTCCTGGTCCCTTTACAATTAATAATATGTCTAGCACTTGGGTGCTTACAGCCGTTGATGCTGTCACTGCAAACGCAGAAGCAAATTTAAGTTTTTATGACAGTACTCTTACAATTAATAATAATCTTAGCACCCTAGGTCTGGCTAATTTTAATTACACGGGAAGTAACGATTCAGTCATTAGCATTGATGGCACAGATACATTTAGCGGTGCTGGATATCACGACTTTCTTCGAGTGACCAATAGTTCTGCAGATCCTACGTCTACAATCTATATGCGATTGGATGTAAGTGGAGCCTTACAAATCATGAACAATGACAATACTCAAAATCTCTTTAACCTGGAAAATAATGGTAGTTTAACACTGAATAACACTCTCACTGTATCAAGCATCGGTCAAATTATTGGACCCAAAACTCAAACTGGAACAATCTCTTTCAGCAGTACTACAACACTAGATCCTTCGTTTTTTGGAGGCGCATTCGAGATATGGCCTAACCTCGAAGATACTCCACCAATAACAACCATCACCCTTCCAGATCCAACTCTGTACAAAGGAAAGATGACTATGTATTTGTTTGATTCCAATCTTATAAATGTAAGTACACCTACGAGTAATATAATCACATATTATCCGGGTTCTGAGGGGTCTGGATCAAACATAATTGCTATGTCAACTGTATCCACATATATGTTCGACTTCCTGGCGAATGGATTTAATTGGAAAATGACTGCGATTGCACTAATTGTATAATCATTTGCGCAAAATTGATGCTGCTTAAACTCAAACCCATGAATAGCAAGAAATGAAGATCTTACGCTTTTGTCCCCGTTGTAACTACTATCTGTACCTTTCAGCATCCGAGGGCCCTCTGAAGCAATGTTGTAAGAATTGTGGATACACTGCGGATTTCATGCCGTCTTCCTCTGAAGAAGCCCTCATTCTTGAAACTCAATTCCGATCCGGTTCTTCCGCTTCTGGAGCAGCATCCGGCATCACCATCACTCCCTTGACAAAGCATGATCCCACACTGCCTCACGACAAACACATTCGCTGTGCTAACGCAGAGTGTTCGTCACAAGCGGATGCTTCGAAGCGAGATGTTATTTATATCAAGATTAATCCACAGGAACTCAAATTCCAATATTTGTGTACCGTGTGCGACGAACAGTGGATTTCATCAAGATAGAATTGAACCAAGGTTTGTTCATTTAGTTTGTGATCTAAATTAACAAACCGTCCTATAAATAAGATGTCAGGCGCAAAACCAATCGGCGAACTCAAAACCCTCGTCTCACTCGTAGATCGCACGGACTTTGATGAAGTCGTCTATCCTGCAAATGAGAGCAACACACAATTTCAACCCATCATCAAACACTACACGAATTACATTCAAGAAACAACAGTGTGGCCCTTCGCAGGTCGTCCCGACTGGGGACAACGCGTCACATTTTCAGTTCCATGGCCGTGGGAAGCCGATTTTTTACATTGGATTGCCTTACGTCTTCAACCCATGTCGTGGTTATCCAGCATGGTGTGTGCGCAAGTGCAACTCGGTGTGTACCTTCCATTGACACCCGAAGAAATGTGGATCTGGGCTTCCTATCTTGGATCCGCTGCAATCCAACTTGCTGAAATGGAAGTGGACGGAGTCATTCTAGAATCCTTCACAGGCGATTGGCTCACTGTGTGGAATCAAACACATCACACCGTCACAGATGGGATCGCGTGGGACGATGCCATATACGGTGTCCAACCAACTCCAACCTACAAACATCATATGCCCAGCGAAGACGGATTTGTATACTGCCATTTACCATTCTGGTTTTCCAAGTTCTCCAACACTGCGTTTCCTTTGTTATCCTGCTCGGGTCCCGATCGTGTACGTTTTCATATCACAACAAGACCTTTTGCCGAGGTTGTGCGCATGGTTTCAACCCCGAAATCATGTGGCCAAACTCCCTTAGGAACCACCTTTCAATATCGTGACTATTCCTTTCCCTTTCGTCAATTTGGAACCTACACAATCGGCTCTGTGGTTCCTTCCTTTACTGCTGCCGATATGATTTGTGGAATTTCGCAACTGGATAAACCCTACCGCGATCCTTATCTGGTCAAGCCTCACGAATTGCTTATGAATCCTGTGGTTCAAACGACCTTTGCCGAACCTCTGAAATACATCACAAACACTCCTACAGGAAATTCGATTACCATCAAACTGCCCCTCACCGATGCGAACGGACCGTTAAAACAAATTCTATTCTTTTTACGACGCAATGATGCTCCTACAAAGTATGCAGAATGGGATAATTACGGTGCTGTGCTTGGACCCGATGTTGATCCTGTCTTTAATCCTCAACGTCCCTTACTTCACAAAGCGCAGTTGATGGTGGGAACCGCCGTGTTTGCGGACGAAGGCGAGGACTGGTGGCGATCCCAAGCGAATGCAATGATGCCCGGTGGAATTCGAGGTTCTGGATCTTACATATACGGATTTAACTTTGCCGAATTACCAACGTCTTTTTCTCCTACAGGCAGCGTGAATGCTGGACGCGTCGATTTATGGCTGACTCTCACAGTTCTGCCTCCTGGTGGCGCAGCCGACGGAGAATGGTCTGTCACTGTATTCTTTATTAGTCAAAATTTTATGCGCTTTGAAAACGGATTGGCGAACTTGCTCTTTATGGACTAAGGCTTTTCTTAGACCTTTATAAATGGAGGACACCTCTATAATGTCTCTTATCATTTCACCTCCTGAAGGACGTACTGGATCCCGTGCCACCGTATCTGTAAATAAAACGATGACAGTTCTTGAATTAAAAGGTGTTGTCAGCCCTTTGCTGAAAGTCCGAGCAAACAATACCGTTTTGTGCTACAATGGTGGATATTTGGAACTAGATGCGACGTTGGAGGAGTATGACATTCCAAATGGCGCAAATCTCATCTATTATGTTCGATTGTGTGGACCTCTGCCTATCGACACTGATTGGAGTTTGGTTGGATTTACAAAACTACAACGAATCGCCAAAAAAAGGGGACTGTGATATTTATATGTGTTCAAATGTTGAACCGTTATAAATTAGATCGGCGCACTAGACCGGCGCACTAGACTTGCGTACTAGACCGGCACACTAGACTGGCGTACTAGACGTCCCACTCCGCCACTCCTTCCAAACAGATGCCTGCGTGAGGTAAGAGCGCTACTTGTTCTGCGATACGCCAATGAACGGCTCGACACTCGTAAAACTGTCCTTCTTGATACCTCGTTGCAAAAATGGTTTTGATGTCCTCATCCGTTTCTGGAATGCTGACAAAGTTACACAACATGGAAATCTTACGAAGTTGTGACGTGTTCCCACGGATAATAGTTCGCAATTCGCCACCCTGTTTTCGCATCGTTTCCTTTACCACAGACGAAGGAAGAAGTGCCAACATAATATCTATTCCATCGACAGTTGTTACATGGGTGTCGATTTGCCTAGATCGCTTTCCATACACCTCTTGAAATCGTGTTCTTAACTTCTCCGCAGCATCCGGTAAGACAAGTTCAAAGGTAGAACACAAGGTGTCTCGTTGAAGTTGGTTACATTCTGCTTGAACTGCTTCTTCTAAGGAACCACGACGAAAGGTGAACCCTCGTTCCGTCCTGAACACAACCACGCCGTCTTCTTCGGTGAGTGTAAGATCTCCTTGTGCAAACTCCTGTCTCAACGTCGATTGTGCAGGAAGGTCCTTTATCTGCTGAGTCCATCGCTGGATCTCTTCAGGCGTTGCTGTTTTGCAGATTAGCATATTATGAAAATAACACACGGATCTGTTTAGACTAATCTGCTTCCATGTAAATCATTTCAATGGTGCATGTTGAATACCCTAAGAGCAAGGGAGCATCTTTCACACGATTTAGATTTGTACAAACACCTGAATTAATAATTCCAATGTTATCTGGTTGTAAGGTAAGGATCACGGATCCGTTCAAGTTAATGTTCGTAAGTTGTTCATTTCCTAGGAGTGTCTGTTTGAGTCCTTCGTTGTTGAGAGATTCCACGCAATCTGATTTCAGTCGTTCCCCTTGTGTAACAAGAAGACGTGATTGGGGGGATGGACACTGAAAGGAAAGTATGTATTTACCATTTCGTTTACACTGTACAGCAGTCCATACATTTGCCGGTGCGTGTAGAATCCATTTCTCTGTGCTTATTTGTTTTATGGGAATGATTTGGTACCTTGGTCCTATGTCAAAGAGTCCTGGTTTTACAATTCCTTTTTCCAAGGCAAAGGTTTCCCACGGCACAGGAAACCGATCTCCCCACTGTCTGTAATATTCGGTCACCTGATTCATTTGTTGAAAGGTCCACGGAAGGAGATCCATGGCTTCCCTTAGCGCAAGGAGTCCCTTCATACAAGGAATGTTTGCCGGCACACCTTCCCTCACATCTGCAAACATGGAACGCACTTTCTCGATCCTTGAAGCATAAGTTGTAAGAGGTGCTTGAGAATGATTCATTAAGACTGCCAACGCCACAAATTGATCCCAATTATCAGGCTCAGGATAAGATCCCTCCTCTTCTCCATCAAAGTTCTCCAATAAGAAGCCTAGAAACGCTGCATCTAGGTCCAGTTTTTTTTGTAACAAATTTGCGAGTACATTTATCGCCTTTGTATCAGGCACATCATGTCTTTCTTCAGCGTAATAGCAAAGAACTTCTGGATCAATTGATTCTTTTACGCCCTCTATGACAATCAATAAATCTGTGATTGAAAGTGGTCTCGTGTCTAACAAACGCAGAAAGGCTTTCGCCTGATCATAAAAAGAGGTCATTGTATCCATTTGAAACGCGAGAGAGAGAAGTTCAATTTTCTCAAGACACAGCAGGAATGACAGAGCCAACACGGCGGATCTATCGTCCTCCTAGTTTATCAGAAAGTCACGCTTGGGAGCCAGCGAACATCGAACGGTCTTTGTCTTTATCCGACTTATTACTTATACACCAGCCAGTTGATGCTAGCGAGACAATACAAACTGTTGTTGCAGAACCCGTGGAACACAAACAAACAATCTGGGATGACGTCCATATCATCACCTTATCCTTCCTAGTACACATCTTTCTTATCAGCATCTTTGAATCACTCTTCTTTTTCTTTTACATTTCCTCTCTTGAAGACAATGGCATTCTAAACACTGTTCAAATGTTCATACAGGATGGCTTGTCCGTCTGTGAAAATATGACAAAGGAAGAAATTACGGTTGTAAATGATGTACTCGGTCCCTACATCAATTCCACCATCATCATCACGGATGGCAACATTGCATTTACCTTGCGAAATGCTCAAAACGGGGGGCTCTTAAACAGGGCCTGGATCTATGTAGGAGTGATTGGAATTGTCATGGTCTGTGTTGCAGGATTCGCAGTGTACCGCAAAGTCCGCATTCCTTGGCTACGAATATGTCTTGAAAATCTTGGGCTCGTGATTATGCTAGGAGTGTACGAAACACTGTTCTTCACCACTATTGTTCATCCGTATCAGCCGGTCACAGGGCAAGAAATCGAACGGAATATGATTGAAGAAACTCAACAAATGTGTGGATTATTCACTTAATCGCAAAGGCCACAGCCTAAAAACTGAAGCCTCTGTTCAGTTCATCTCCGCTCACATATTTTCTCATACATCAACATCCAGCATTGGCCGCATCCTACTTCATGATTTCCCGGAAAGCACTTGCAAAACAACTGAATCTCTGGCACCGTCATCTACCGTTTGTTCAACCCTTTTATGCTGTAAAATGTAATAATGATCCGGTGTTGATGAAATGGATGACAGAACTTGATTCGAACCTTGGATTTGATTGTGCATCTTACCGTGAAATAAAAGAAGCACTGCCACTTGTTGCTCCCCATCGCATTATCTATGCTCAACCTTGTAAGATTCCAGAGGATATTGAACGGGCGCAGTCGGTAGGGGTTGCAACAACAGTGGTAGACAGCGTGGAAGAGATAGAAAAGATGGCTGCTTGGAAAGGTCAAGCCCTTATTCGTCTTCTTGTTCCGGATAAAGATAGCAAGCAACCGTTTGGGAAAAAGTTTGGTGCGCCCTTGGCTTGGGTCCCTCGTATTGCCGAAGCGGCAAAATATCATAAGATTACCTTATCTGGGTTCAGTTTCCACGTTGGTAGTGAATGCCAAAATCCAGAACAATATGTAAACGCAATCGAAGAATGTAAGAAGGCATCGAACATCATTAAAGACTACGGATTTAATACAGAAATAGTGGATATTGGAGGAGGATTTCTTCCTGATGAAGCCTCCTTTGTGTCCGTTGCGAGAAAGATCCGACCTGCATTGAGAACCTTGGATCCAGCGACCCACTGGATTGCGGAACCTGGACGATTTCTTGCAATGCCCACTCACACGCTTTACACCAAGGTCATTGGAAAGAAACCTGTA